TGTAGAAAATTCATTTATTACAGGTATTCGTCCTGCTGAATTCTTCTTTCACGCTATGGGTGGTCGTGAAGGTTTGATTGATACAGCAGTAAAGACATCAGATTCAGGATATATTCAACGAAAACTTGTTAAATCAATGGAAGATTTACATGTAGAATATGATGGAACTGTTCGTAATGTTAATGGAACTATCGTTCAATTTAGATATGGTGGTGATGGTATTGATTCTGGATGTGTGGAAGTTCAACAATGTAATCTTGGTTTAATGTCACTTGCAGATATTTATGAACATTATGCTTTATCATTAGATGAACTTAAAAAAGTATGTTCTGAAGATGTTAATGAAACTCCTGATTTAGTAGATGAAATTATTAAAGATAGAGATATTCTTGTTCGTGATATTCTAAGATTTAATAAAAAAGAAGAAGTAAGTGCTCCTGTAAATCTAAAGCGTATGACTGAAAAATATGCTAATCCTTACGCCACAAAAACTAATTTGACTCCAGGATATGTAATTAAAGAAATTCAAAGAATTTGTGAAGAACCTATTCTAAAATATAATAAACTGTTTCATATCTTACTAAGATTTTACTTAGCACCTAAAAAATCAATTATGGTTCTAAGATTAACGAAAGAATTATTTGATGAATTAATTCGTGAAATTCAATTTAAGTATATTCAATCTACTGTTCATGCTGGTGAGATGGTAGGAACTATTGCAGCACAATCTATTGGTGAACCTACTACACAATTAACACTAAATACTTTCCATTCAGCTGGAACTTCTAAAGCTAATGCAACTCAAGGTGTTCCTCGTATTGTAGAACTTTTAAGTGTATCATCAAATCCTAAAAATCCTTCAAATGTAGTATATTTAGATTCTAGTATAGCTATTTCATCAGATGATGTATTAGCAAAGAAAAAGGAAATTCAAAAGACTACAATGCGTAATATTACAAAATCTGTTCGTATTTATTATGATCCTAATCCTTTAACAACTGATTCTGTAGTTGAAGAAGATCGTGAATTACTAAAATCTTATCAAAAGTTTTCAGTAACACAAGGACAAAGTTGTACATCTCCATGGATTATGAGATTAGAATTAGATAAAGATGAAATGGTTGCTCGTAATATTATTGATATGACATTAATTCAAACAAAATTAGAAAATAATAAAGTTCTTCGTATATTCTCATGTGCACATTCAGATACAAATTCACCTGATAAAATTGTAATTCGTGTTGTGTTTGCTCAAGAAGTTGTTAAGAATGCTTTATCTTTAAGATTTATTGAAGATAAATTACTAGATACTGTTCTAACAGGAGTTGAAGGAATTGGAAGAGTATATGTTCGTGAATTAGCTAAAGAATTATTATTTGATGAAATGGCTAGTACTTATATTCCTTTGAAACAATATGTTCTTGATGTTGAAGGAACAAATTTACTTGATTTAAGTTCAGTTCCTGGAACTGATCCTTTCCGATCATTCTCAAATGATATTTATGAAATTCTAGATGTATTTGGTATTGAAACTGTTCGATCAATGTTATTTGAAGAATTTATGGAAGTATTTGCTACAGAATTTGTGAATTATCATCATATGATTACATTAATTGATACAATGACTTATTCTGGTCGTCTAATTGAAGCAAATAGATTTGGTATGAATAAAAGTGAATCAGGTGTTCTTGCTAAATCAACATTCGAAGAAACTACTAAAGTATTATTTGGTGCTGCATTAGGGTCACAATTTGATAATATGCGTGGTGTTTCTGCCAATATTATGTTTGGACAAAAACCACCATGTGGAACAGGATTTGTAGATATTTTAGTAGATGAAACTAAATTACCTGAAGGTTCTGAAGAAGATTTATCTGTATTTGAAACTGATTTGAAATCTGCTAATGCTCGTGTAGAAGAAGAAGAACGTAAAGATGCTGAACAAGGTGCATGTAATATGGAAGATATTGCAATGGAATGGTAAATAATTTACCAACTCCATGAACCACCAAAACCTGAATGATAAACTACTAAAGATTTAGGATATTTTTCTTTTAAACAATTATGTAAAACTTTATCATCTGAAGTAATACATTCATTAGGTTTTGATTTTCTATAAGCAGAATCATTCACCATAAATGGATAAATTTTTTCAGTTGGAATAACTAAAATATCATCACTTGGTTTCATTGCTGATCTGAAAAAATACGGACCAGTAGTGCGATTAATATAAACACTATCCCAATCTACTCTTTCTAAAACATCATAATCAAGTAATCTTTTTAAAATTTCTGAACCAGGTTGACAAGCAAAAAATCCATTAGACATATATTTTTTACCATCAACACCTTTACAATTTAATTCACATGGATCTTCATTTGCAACAATTAATTCTTTTTTATTATTTTTTGTTATGAATTCCAAAAATTTAATAGAAATTTCAAATAAAGAATCAAGATAAATTCCACCAAATCTATGTAAAATTTCCAATCTTGATAAATCTGCAACTTGAGCAAATCTTGATTGTTCTAATTCTTCACCTTTTTCAATAGCTAATTGAATAAATTCCCATACAAGAGGAAAATTTTCATAAAATAAATCATCATTTGTCCATAATTTATATTGATAACCATTTTTTAAAGCTAAAGTTTCAACATTTTTCATTAAATTATATCTAACTGAATTTGTAGCAAGAGGTTTACCAAACCATATTTGATGTATTATTTTTGGAATTTCTTTTTTTTCAGGAAGATAAAGTTTTTCATTAAAAAAGAATTGTCTTTCAGATAATTTTAAAGTTTGGCTTTTTTTCAAGAAGATAGTTTTACAAATAGATTGAGTTTTTCTATAAAATAAGAGAGCATGTCTTTTTTTTTCAATTTCTTTTGGAGATAATTTAGGACCTAAATCAAAAAATTTTGCTGAATGGAAATATTTTTTAACTAATTTATGAACTTTTCTATGATGTTCATGACCATATTCACCTCTTTCACTATGTGAAAGAACTAATTTCCATGATTTTGTAGCTAACTTTTTAAGGAAATTATCAAATATACTTCCATCATAAAGTTTATCAGCTATTAAAGGATCTTCAGTATATTCATCTTTAACATCAAACATAATGTATCTTGTAACATTACAATAAGACATAGTACTAAAAAATTCACGAGATCTTACAGGATCGTTTAAATGCGTAGAGCATATAACAAACCATCCTGATTGTGATAATAAATTTGAACCTCCCCAAAGAATTTCATCATCTGGATGTGCTATAATAAGCAGTTTATCTACTTCCATTATTTATTGATATGAATATTATTAGTTGGACTATGAGTCACGACAACTTAATTGGAGTACGCTAGACCACCCATACCAGACATAATACGAAGAATGTTATAGTTAATCGCATATACACGAACATCATAAGTTTGATCAAGGTCTTGACTTACGGGCAATGATCCATCTAAAGTCATTACTAAAGTAGCCGTATCAATTCTTGAAAAGTTACATGTTCCTGAGGGTTGATGTTCTTCAGGTCTTAGTGCAAATGAATAAGAGTATACACCAGGTTGTCCGCCTGAAATAAAAGAGTATCCTCCACTATGGTGTTGAAATCTTTGAACTTTATTATAGTAATCACCATATCTCTTATCCATACGATCTTGGCCGTTAATCTGTAACCATTGTTCAAATACAGCTGATTGATCATATGTAAAAGGTTTTAATCTTAAACCACTATTAGTGTTACTTGCATCATAAGTTCGAGGTGTAGCGTTTCCACTAATATTAGTTACACCAACAATTCCACCATTAGTATCAACAGCAGCAACTGTAAAAGTTACATTACCATTCGTAGCAGCAGCAGTACATACTTCACCTACTAAATAACCTGTACCAGCTGAACCTACAGTTACAGTTCTAAATGTTGTACCCAATGATGTTACATTTACACTTGCACCAGAACCATTAACTCCTAAAACACTAGCTGCATTGGAAGATGAAACTACATATTCTCCTCTTGCTATAGTACAATTGGTATAACCAGAAGGTTGAACTACCCATATAAGTTCTTTTACAGGATGATTAAAAGTTAAATCAATTCTATTAGAATAAGAAGACATAGATTTATCTTCATTAAATTGAGTTTGTTCAATTAGATATTCATGTGATTGTTGAGCCATACGACGACGTTCTTCAGTATCTAAATAAATATAATCTACATAAAGAGCAGCTTGGACAGGTTGAGGAGGTAAAGGTTGAACTTTACCAGTAAAATCACCAGCAATAGTTTTTACATCATTCCATACAACATTTATTCTTACTTCATGATATTGAAGAGCAATTAAAGGTAAAGCTACACCAGGATTTTTAGTGTAGAAAAATGAAAGAGGAACATAAAGAATATTATTAGGTAATGAAGGGCGTCCTGATCCATTATTACAATTACGTTCACCACCCATGAATTGAGAACCACCAGTATTAGAACCAACCATAGATACTAAATCTAAAAATTTATCTACAGGTTGACTTAAAGAATTCCATAAATACATAAATTCACCATATAATCTATCAATTAATTGTCCACCAATTTCAAGCTCTACATGATGTAATAAATTAAATCCAAGCATAGCTTGATCATTATTATAATAACCAGCGTCCAAGACTACTTCTAAATAAGTTGCACCCATTAAATCAGCATGACGACCTAAAACAGCTGAATGTTTTGTTCCCCAAGCAGCTTGTCCATTAAAATTCACACGAAATGCTTCCATAGCAAAATTCGTGTGACGCTTGTAAAGAGTTTTAAAGAATGTAATTTGAGGATTACCTGAAATATACGCATCCTGTGCACCATATGCTACAAGTTGTAATAAACCACCACCCATGTTTGTATTTATATATTACATTACTTTTTTTCCTAAATTATCAACGACGACGACGAGTATGTTTACGACCGCCTACAGGAGCAGGTGATAAAGCAGAACCACCTTTCTTTTTATAACTCGCCTTTGCTGTTTTTAGAACATGTTTGAACCAACCTTTACCCATTGATCCTTTCTTGCTTTTTTCAGATTTCATTGTAGCAGCTACATGTTTCATCCATGCAGTCTTTCTACGACCACCAGTGGCTGGAGGAGAAGAAGCAGGAGCATCAGACATTTTTATACTTTAACGCATAGAAATTAAATTACAACGTTATAAATTGGAGAAGTTTTTTGCATAGGTTGAAATGATACAGAAGGATCGGGCATTGTAGGAGTTTTATATTTTTTAGGTTTTAAAGCTCTTAATCCTGCAGGTTTTAATACTGTACTATTTTCTTGGAATTCACCAATATACAATTCCATCATTGTATCAATTGAACCATAATTCATTAATGACCATTGACATCCATATGTTAATAAAATTTGAGGATTATTATTCTTTAAATCTTCTAAATTATCAGGAACAACCATAGTAATATTATTACGATTATAATCAATTAATTCTTCATGATCATGTGGTTGTGAAGCTTGAGAATATGTATATCTACGTAAATGAGAAGTTGACCATGATAAATTAATTAATTCTTCCATCAAAGTTCCTTTAATTTCATTTCCACCTGAAACAATAATTACTTTGTTTTGTAAATTACATATAGGTTCTACCGCTATATTTTTACGTTGATAACCATATTCATAATCTAGTAATCTAGGTTTTATTGCAGATTCTTTAATTAATTCTGCTGCTGCATTAATTACTGTAGTTTTATTTGTATGGAAAACTAAACTTAATATAAATGGATCAGAAGATACAGGACAACTTATAGAATTAAATGCATTATTTCCAATAGAAGTTAGACATGCACTCAAAGGAACAGTATTATAAGCATAATCTGTTCCTAATTTTTGATTTTTAAGTCCAACAACAGGTTTATCATTATTATCAGCATAAACATCTAATTCTATTAATCTTGCTCCTGCTTTAATTACCATAGGAAGAACTTTATCAGATATATAATCATATACATCGCTTGAAGGAAAAACAGAATATGATGAACTTGCAATATAATAATCACATAAACGATAAGCAGGTGTTTGTGGACATCCCATAGGAGCTAATTTAGTAACAGATTCATAAGTTTTAAATATCGGTGTAGCTTGTAAAATAGCTTTATGTTCATTAGGAATTAATGTTTCATAAACAAATAGTCCCAATAAACCTATTATAATAATACCAATAACTAAATATAAATAAAACATAGTATTATCTGCTGCTACTGGAAGAACAGTATCCATTACACTTTCGCTATATTAAAAAATAATTCTCTAAAACTTCTACATACTTTATCATGAATTCTTTTATCCATAGGTATTTCATTCAAGCAATAATGATGAAATATTAAACAATACATTCCACATTCAGAATCTTCATATTGATGACGAGTTTTATTATAAGAAAGAAGCATTTTCTCTGAATGATTTGAATCCCATTCTTCTTTCCATCTAAACATTAATCTTTGAATTTCAGGTTCAGGTTGTTCAGCATATGAATCAAAATATGTAAATCTTGGATATTCTAATTCAGGTCTTATATCACAATATACTGCAATCCAATGTTGTCCTGGCCCTGTACTTACATCTGTATTAAATACAATTCCTATTCTTGTATAACCTTTCTTTAAAAGATTATCTAATTTTATAGCACATAAAGAATCAACAATACATTTTCCTAATTCTGATTTTTTATCAAAATCAATTGGAATAGTTCCCAGATATTTATAACCTACATACAATTTTTGAAATTGTTTTTCAATTTTATCTATATCTTCTGATGATAACCATTCTTTAGGATTTGATGACCATGAATCAGGAGCTTTAGGTTTTTTCAAAAATTCAGTAATAATACATTGTAATCCTTGTTCGCAATGTTTATGAAATCTTTGTTGTAATTCTTTCCATATATATGATGCTGAACCTTTAAGTATTGGATTAGAATGATTTTCTTTATTAAAAACTTGTCTTAATCTTTCTAATTCATCTGAATCCATTATCTTAAAAATGGATTATGTTTTATCCTCTTTTAAGAATATTAAGGATGGAAGAAACTATGCGTCAATATAAAGAAAATGCCTTAAAAGAAGTTAAGAGTTGTGTTAAGAAACTAGTTAGTATTGAAAAAGAACTTTCTCATTTAAATAAAGAAGTATATGAAAAACGTGAAAAACGTTCTCTTATTAAAGATGAATTAACACAAGTTATTAAACTTCCAGAATTTGCTCAATTAGATAAAATGAAAGTTGAAGAAGAAAATGTAGAAATTCAAATTATTAAACCTGGTTCTCAAAAACCTTGGAATATTTCAAAATCTGATCTTAAAGAATATTTAAAAGAACAACCTGAATTATATAATCATATTCTTAAAGAACAATCTAAAAAACTTATTTCTCAAGAATACAATTTTAATGTTGTATTTAAGTAACCATGTCAGTAGCTGATTTTAATACAACTAGATTTAGAAGATCAATTGCATTTAATACATGTGATAGTATGCATGATTTTTTGAAAGGACCTAGATGTAGTGATCCATCTCCAAAATCTAAACTAATTGAAGAATTAAATAAAAAACTTACATCATTTATTGCAGCTGGAATTTTTAATCCAGCAGAAGTTGGAACAATGTATAATAGATTAACAGATGAATCTACTATTTCACATCCTGAATCTGCTGCTAAAAATTTAGTTGGAATACCAGATATTGAAACTCAAACTGTTTATGTTACAAATAATGATAATGCATTATCAGTTTTACAAGGAATATTTGGTTATTTTGGTTATTCATCTATAACTGATGATAATAAACCAATAAAATTAGTTATGGATGGTGGTTCGGGTGGATTAGGAGCATTATCAAAAGTTTTAAATACAAAAGTATCTATTGTAAATGTAGTAACTCCTGCTACTGCTTGTGATTCAGCTGGATTATCTACTAAAGATTTATTTGGAAACTCAATATTATTTGAATCACCATTTGCGCCAGGATTATATAATAAACCTTCTGAATTTTCTGATGCTGCATTTTTTTCTGGTTCAAAAATAGCGCCACAATCAACAGTATATGATTCAAATATTAGACCTACATCTAGAATATTTGTTGATGATACACATATAGATTTAAGAACAGGATTAAGAGGTCCTCCTGTACCTGAATTATGTAATGCTATATTTCATCCTGCATATCAAGGTCCTTGGGGATTAAATAGATTTACTACAGCACAAAAATTTGATTTAAAAAGATGTGCGGATTCAGATCAAATAAGATATTGTAAAAAACTAGGACATATATTTGTAACAATTGATGAAATTTGTGCTTATATTTCAGCTTATTTTTATGAAGTACCAACAATATTACAAACACATGGACTAAAAGGAGCAAAATATTTTAGATTATTTAAGCCTAATCAAGGTCTTGCTGATATGGTAGGTGGAAGTAAAACGGATTCATCTTTTGTTATACATCCATTAAGTATGCAACAAGGAGGAGGACATGAAGATTATGAAGTTCCATTAGATGAAACAGAAATCTTTTCTACCATATGTGGTTTAGCATCATCAACATTGCTAAATGGATTAAATTCAAGTCCAGCATTTAAACCTCTGGCTGCAGCATGTAGTGCATTTAATTTATTACAAAAAACAGGATTATTACAACAATCTTATATTTTACAACATAATGCAATATATCCACCACCTTACAATATTAATGCAGGAACAACAATTGATATTGTTAAAACTTGGGTAAGTGAAAATCCTTTATCAAAGAATGATATTATAACACAATTTCCACCTAGTGAATTCGCTTCATTTATTGAAGAATTAAGAATGAAAGGAATATATCCTCCGCCTGCTGGTGGATTACCTTCATTATTAGTTAAAACATATGAATTCATTGAGAAATATCCAAATAAAAATGTAGTTTTACTTACATTAGCACTTATTGATGCATATGTTACAAATCCATTAAGTCCTCAATTATCTGCTATACATACAATAATCTTTCATGATATTTTAATTCCAAGAAATCCTAATATAAAACCTCTACAAAACATTCCTGGAAATGATCATGTTAGTGGAGAAATTTCTGCAATATATTCTCAACTTATTGTTGTATTTTCTACATTTATTGGAGATCCTACAAAAACTTTTTTAATTGGGACAGATGCTATGAAACTTGTTGCTGGTGGTAAACGCAAAAAAACACTCAGAAATAAACTAAAAAGAAAACGGACTAAACGTATTAAGAAGTTTAATAAATAAACATGTATAATCCTTATAATTCAAGAAATCAACTTCTAACATTAAAAGATATTCAAACTATACTTATAACTTATAAGTGTAGTTTTAATATTAAGAATTTAAAATTATTTCAAAATGCTATGATTCATTCATCTTATGTTCGAAGAGAAGAATATACTTCACCAACAGGTGAAACTATTAAATTAATTGATAAACCTTCTGATTGTATTGATTTATTTGATGAATCATATGAACGTCTAGAACATTTAGGTGATTCAATTTTAGGTGCTATTGTATCAACTTATCTTGTAAAAAGATTCCCTAAAGAACAAGAAGGATTTCTTACAGATTTGAAAAAAGAAATTGTTTGTAATGAAATGTTAGGTTCATTAAGTATAAAAATCGGTCTTGATAAATTCTATATAATTTCAAAACATAATGAAGATGCATGTAATGGAAGAACAAATATTAAAAAATTAGGTGATATTTTAGAAGCTTTTATTGGTGCTTTATGGACAGATTCAGGAAATGAATTTAAAATTGTTTCGTCATTCATAATTAATTTAATTGAAACTTATATTGATATTCCAAAAATTCTTATGAATAATCGTAATTTTAAAGAACAATTACAAAAATATTGTCAAGCAACATTTCATTATACACCAACTTATAAAATGATAAGTTCTACTCAAAATTCTTATACTATGGCTGCAATGAATCCATTAAGTGAAATTGGACAAGGAACTGCTCAAACTAAAAAACAAGCTGAACAATTAGCTGCACAAGATGCGTTATTTAAGTTTAGGAATTCTTCTAATAAGTGATTCTTTAGTAGTTCCAGTTGATGACATATTTTCATCAACACCTTCAATATTTCTTAGAACTGCTGCAATCTTTTGTGGTTGATCAGCAAATTCAAGTAATAATTGAGTTTTAATTACATTTCTACGCAAAGGAGGTTTAGAAGTTCTTACTGATCTTGAGATATTACCTAAACCGTTACCGTCTAAAACAAAATTATCAACTTTATTATTTCTCATAAATTCCAGAATTTTCTCGGAATTTTTGAGTTTTCTTTCTTTTAACAAAGCAATTTGTTGCTTAAGTTTACGTTCCTCATCATCTAATGAGATCCATTCTTTGAGTGTCTCTTTAATTTTTTCCGTTGTGTCTTCCATTTACTTTTATTATGTTTGCGAGATGAAAATCGTTTACCTCCAGAAGGGTTATTTTGTGCTGGATTGTATAACTTTTTAGCAGATTCAAATTTTGATTTTAATTTTTGTAATTTTTCAGGAGTAGTATACGTCATAGCATCATTTTTTACTTTTAATGCAGTTTTTTCAATATTATCAGTAGCAGACTTGACCTTTGATTTTAATTCTTTAATATGAGCTTCCATTTCTTCTTCACTAACTGATTTCAAAGGATCAAATGTAAACTTATCTAAAAGGTTTCCTACAAATGAAAGTTTTCCATCATATGATTTTTCTCCATTTTCATTCGTAATTTCTTTACCTCTTAATTGTTCAATTAATTCTTGTCTTTTTTCAGCAAATTTTTCTATAAATCTATCACTAGATTCAGCATAATTTTGAAATGCTAATCCAATAAAAGGTATTAAAGCTAAACTTTGTATATATACATCGCCAAAATTATGTTGTGCTGTAAAAATAATTAAATTAAAAAATATAAATAAAGCAGAAATCATATAACCAATAGCACTTCCAATAGGAGAAGAAAATGGAATAGGAACAAGACCAACTATCATAGGAGTATATTGTTGTGACATTTTTGCTGCAGTTTTATTAAATTCAGTAACCATAGTCAGAACCACACTTACTGCTTGACCTGTAACTGGTATTCTTGCTATCCATCCTTCAGGATGTTTTCTTCCTGTTTCTGGATCTATTACAGGAACTTCACTTAAAGGAAAAATAAATTTACGAACAACATCTAAAATTCCTCTAATAGTTTCAGGTGTAAGTAAATAAGCATAATCCAAACCTCTTTGAACTAATGAATTATAAGCATCTCCACCACCAACTTTCTTAATTATTTTTGATGCTTGTTTATCACTAAATAAAGGATTACCATCTTTTCTTACCTTTTCTTGTAATTCTTTAACTGATTTAATATTATTTTTTTTAATAAAATCAAATAATCCTATAATTTTTACAACGCGTTCTGCTAGAAATTTTTCAGGTAAAAATTTAAGTATTTGTTTTTTAAGTTTAGGATCTTTATATTCTTCATAAATCCAAATATGTTTCATTCCCCCAACTTATTTTTAGGTGCGTTAATTTATTTTTGATGATTTATTATAAATGGAAGATCCTGAAGTGCAAGTTGAATGGTCATCTCAATTAGAAGACATTTTAGCAGCAGAAGGTGAAAGATGTCGTGGTCTAGCATGGTTACATACACGTGCTGAAATTCTTACTGGACAATATAATTCTTATGTACAAGTTCCTGTTATAATTCTTTCGACATTAGCAGGGACTGCATCAGTAGGTTCATCAACCTTATTTGATGGAGATACAAAAACATCAAGTATTGCTATTGGTTTAGTTTCTATTGGTGTAGGTATTTTAAATACTTTAGGCGGTTTCTTTGCATTTGCTAAACGTTCAGAAGCACATAGAATAGCACAATTATCTTATGGAAAATTATCATCAAAAATTACTATTGAATTATCTTTACCTCGTGATGAAAGAACAACGGCTGAATCTCTTTTAATTCATGTTCGTGAAACTATGGAAAGATTAGCTGAAACAACACCTAATTGTCCTCCTCAAATTATTGATGAATTCAATAAAAAATTTAAACATAATCATGGAGTTGCTATGCCTAATGAAGTAAATGGTATTCATAAAATATCAGTATATAGATCTGAACATCATATAATGACACCTATGGAAGTTCCTGCAAAATTATCCTTAGTAATTCCTAAAACTTCCACCGGCGATCACACTCCAAACAAGTCATAAATGTAGTCATAGGTTCATCAGCAGAACGAGTTTGCATTTGATAATAATCACATTTAGATTTCTTTTTACATCCTGAACACCACATAAAGATTGATGCAGTATTATTTTTAGATTGAAGTTTCTTTTCAATTTCAAGTTGTTTTTCAAGTGAATCTTTCCATCTTTTTGGACATAATTCAACTGCTGATAATTCAGCAAATTCACGAATACCAATTTCACCTTTTTTAATTTTTGTTATCCAATCTTCATTATTTTGAACATAACTACTAAATCCTTTTAAATTTTCATAAAGAGTAATTGCTTTGCTTCTATACATATTCCAAAATACACGATTTGACCAATCAATATCCATATTTTCTTTAATAGCTTGATCACTAATAACATGTAATAAAGATTCTTCTAACTGATTAGAAATTTTTTCATCTTCAAGAAGTTCATTGAAATTCTCAATAACTTTTTGACGAATAGCACAATCAACAAATACATTTTCAGATTTTCTTTGAATTGGTTTTGATGTAAATACAGGTTTAATATTAACTTCTTCTTGTTCTTCTTCTTCATCTTCTTCCTCATCTTCTTCTACAATTTCATCTTCATTACTTTCAGAATCAAATGTCCATTCTTGATATAAAAGTTCATAATAATCAGATTTCAAATTTGTATATGAACTACTAGAACGTTGATATTCATCTTGTTCTTCTGAATCAGATGAAAGAATTATAATTGATCCATAATAATTTTCTTCATTAAATGGAGATGGAAGAATATGTTGATTAATATGTTCTTCTAAACCTTCTACAGAAGCAAATATACAAAGCCATGAAGATTCTTTTAATGGATCTTGAATTTTTCCTTGGAATTGTATAGAAGTATTCTTAAACTTTTTACGAATAAATTCAAGAATATCTTTTTCTTTTGAAGGAATAGTAAATTCATTTACTAGTCCAGATGAATTTATAGATATACAAATAACCATTTATATATTTTTATAATTTATAATACGTAATTCGTTTTTCGTTCAAAATGGATTGAAAAATATTATTATTTGTTTCTAATAAACCCCAATGTCAAATAAAGTAGAAGATTTCCCTCCTCTTAATGCTAATATTAAACAAATACCTAAAAAACAACAAGGACCTACATATGCTCAATTAGCTAATGAATGGAAAACACATGATGAATATATGAAATTTACAAATAGTCAAGAAGAACAACAAAATAAATTTCGTCCTATTGTTCTTCCTAAATTTGATAATTGTAATAGATTTGAAGAACAAGAAGAACAACCAAACATAAAACCTAAAGCTGAAGAAGGTGAGTGGGTTAAAGTAGAAAGAGTAAAAAGACAAAAACGAGAACTTACATTAATTGAAAAATACGGAGATCCTGATGCTTCTTCTCAAGAAGAAGAAACTGTATGGGGAGGAGAAGAAAAACCATCTCATAAAACATGTTGGGAAGATAAACGTTAACTAAATCCAAGTAATGTTCTTATTAATCCTGCAATCCATTCTGAAAATTTTATTACAAATTTCATTGTAGATCCACCCATATAAGAATCTTTTGCATATTTCCATCCATAAAAAGCAGAACCTAATAAAATTACTATATCTATTAAAGATATAATACCATTTTCTGCTATTTGTTCAGATGCCCAATCAGAAATTTTATGTAATTGTCCTTTTTTCTTTTGTTTATTATCATCTCCTAAAGGAGCTTTAGATACAGGTTTTACATCTTCAGATTTTTTTGCTACTCTTTTACAACGCATATACGCTTTATTATCATGAGGCATAGGACCACCAGGTAATTGTTGAATATCATTGAAATAAACTTCTCTATCACCAATAGCTTGAATAGGTCTTGAACCAGGAGCTACATTTTTAATTAATAGAGCAAAATTATTAGAATCAATATTAATCATAGATTTAAAAACTACCCATGTACATTGTGAGCATGGAGGAACTATTAATGAACCTTCATAAACAAAATATTGTCCTGCAGGAGGAACCATTTTAAATAGTCCCCAATTATCACCTAAATTTACAGGTGTATAATCTACTCCAGGATTGGCATAAGGAATAAATGCGTTAAAAAATGATGATGAATTAGTTTCTGCAGGATTAACTCTAAATAATGAACTTACACATAAAATCTTTCCTGAAGGATTTGTAAAAATTGCTACAACTTCACCATCCGCTTGAATGTTTTCAATTGTATGGTGACTAGGATGTGTAACTAATAAATTTGTACATGTATACCCTTCTCCGTTAAATTTACAAGATCCTAATCCAGGAGTATTTTGAAGAACTATTCCTTCATCTGAAACCATAACATTTGCTTGTGGAATTACAGCATCATCAAAAACAAGATCACATAATAAATCACAAGGTTTAGCGGAAGATTGTGATACATTAATAGGACTTTGATGTGTTGATGCACATTGTCCTCCCCATGTAGTTGATGAAGAGTATATACTCATTTATTATTTGACTTTATTTTGTATCTCGGGAATAAACAATGGATCCAGCAACAATAACACTTATAATTGCAGTTGTAGTACTTTTTATGATAACTACTGGATTAGGTATTACAGTATATAGATTACTTAAATCGCAACCTGTTCCTGCAGTAGTCGAAGCACCTGTTGGAATTTTACCACCAGCAATTCCATCATTTATTGAAAGAATTATATCACCTTTTTTTTCTAAATTATTTGAATATGCACCATTAGGTTTATTTTCATTTGGATTTGTAGAATTTTTACTTTCACAAAAATGGGATGGATTAATTCCTAATTTATTTGCCGTTTTAGCTTTAGTTTCAAATAATATTTGGGGACAAGGATTAAATTGGAAAGCAATTTTAGGCGTTGTTGATGCAAATCCAATTGCAGATTATCAATTAGGTGGGGCATGGGGTGAAGAATTTTGCGATGTTCCTGGATTTGGAGCGTTAGGTAATAATGGTAAAGGACCTGGATCAATTGTTCTTGTAACTACTATTATGTTTCATTATTTAATGACTATATGGACTAATAATGGTGGAATTCAATCAATAACACCTTTAATAAGTCTTCTTGCTATATGGAGTGTTCATACATATGTAATATTTAATAAATGTGTTGTAAACATTGCAAATAATACAAAGAAATATGGTTGGTTAGAAATTGGTATTAGTATTTTAATAGGTGGTTTATTTGGCATTTTTTCATGGGCAACAACTAAATATGGATTAAACAAAGGTGGTTCACCAGGTTCAGGAACTGCTGGTGGGTTATTAGGTGCTCCTAAAGGAGGTGGTTTAGGTAGTACTGAATCTACAAGTACCTCAGGCGTTGGAACATGTTCAGCTCCCAATGACCAAGATCAATTTGTATGTGAAGCATATAAAAATGGTGAATTAATTACAACGACAATTGTCGAATAGAATTTCTCAAAATACGATAATAATTTATTAGATTTGTTCCTGATTGTTTTTCAATTAAAATAGATTTATTATCTTTTAATGTTTCAACTACAATTGTAGGAACAACTCTAACATTATATTTCAAAGCATAATCATTAGGATCTTCATGAAGATTTACAGAAATCCATTGAACTCCAGAAAATTCTTCTTTTAATCCTTCAATTGAAGGTTTTAGAACTTTACAAGGTTGACATGTAGGAGACCAAAAGTGATATGCTATCGTTGTCATTGTTCTTTTATTATTATTGGACCTTCTACTATTAAATGGTTTTTAGAAACTAATCTGAACATATTTGATCTATGTAATCTTTGTTTTGATAATTCAAAACCTTTGTTTTTTAAAGTTTTAGATAAGGCTGAAATTATAGCTGTATCTAATTCTTTTTTATCTAATTTGTCCATATTTTTATAACACCATTCTAAAATAGAAGATTCTGAAACTGGAGGACCCATTAATGATAAAGGTAATCCACTAATTGATTCTTGTTTATTTGTTAATACAACCTTTTCTTCATTAGGATTTAAAACTTTTGTTGCCATTTTATCAACAATATCATTATTCTTTGAATTATCATCTTGATTTTGTGTATGTGCTAAAACATGAATTATATTATAAGATTTGAATTTAGATAAGTTTAGAGATAATTGTTCAATTAAGTCACGATGACATACATCTTTACCTTGTGTAGTTTTCCATTCTTTTGATACCCAACCAGGTAACCATGAAGTTAAACAATTTTTTGAATACATTGAATCTGTATAAATAGTCAAAGAAGTTTCATTTGCAGGAAATGATTTTAATGCTATTTCAATTGCTTTAAAAATTGCCATTAATTCACCTCTTTGATTAGTTTGAATATCAGAATCGGGAACTCTTCCTGAATCTGATAATTCTTTATGATCAGGAAACCAACATGCCCATGAAGCTTTGGAATCCTTTTTACCATTTTTTGAACATGCTCCATCAGTAAAAATACGAATATTCATATTATAGTTATAATAGGTTTATGTATGAAAGTATTAATTCGTTTTATAATACAACGACTTTGAATTGCACCTTGAATCAATGTTGGATCTTCAACGTGAAACCATACTCTACATTTAAAAGATCTATTTTCTAAAGACCTTCTAAGCATTTGTTGACATGAAAAAGTAAGAAAATCTGAATGTAAAATAAGTAAAATACGATATCTTGTTGAAGATAGTTGTGTTATCCAATTGTCAAACCATGGAGCAAAAGTATCAACGGAATTAATTTCTGCAGCATCAATTTCCATGAACTCACATGTTTTGTGATTAATAGATTTATACTTGTTCCATTCATCTAAAGTATTTCTATCATTCAAAGGTTCAAATAAGAGATAATGTGGAGGTGGATATTGCATTATATTATATTTATTCCGTTTGTGTAGGTGGTAGAATTTTCTTTATAGGAATTTCTTTAGAAACTACATAAATACTATTTTCAGTAATTACAATATAACAATCTTCACATCTAAAAACAGATTCAATGCTAGATGTATATTCACTATCAGATTTTACAAGATATTTTGTATCTTCTTTAACACCAATACAGCATTTCTTTTCAAGAGAATCTCTAAAATAATCTAGATAAATAGGACGATCATCATCAAGTGCAATTTGAGAAGCACGTAATAAAACACTAGCAGATGGCAATGCCATTTATTCTATTACTTGTTAAGAACTTTAATTTATTGAACGCACTTTAGAATATCTTCAACTTTAAATCTTGATCGCATACATAAACTTGGTATTTCATTACGAGAATGATTAATAAATTCATTTAAAGAGATTTTAAGGAATTCTCTTAATTTCATTGATTGAAAAGGAAGTAATTTTGCATTTTCAAATAAGAAATCTACATATTGATTAGTATTTTCTTCAGTTTGAGAATTTTTAGGTTGACGAGCAATTAAATTCAAATCATCTATAATTAATTTTAAAGATTCAAACATTAAATCTTCTGACACAATTTCATGAATAAATAAACAAGTCATAAATTTGGAATAACCGCGTCTTTTTTCTTTTTGTTCTACCCATAATTTAAGTTTGTCATCAAATTCCAAATCTTCACGAGAAGGAAACGTAATAGTTTCATTCATATTATAAAGTTTTGGAAATAAATCAATTTGTTCTAAAATATCTTTTTTAATTTCAGGAATTTCTTTAGAAATTATTTTAATACATTCTGACATAACTGAAGCAAACATATTTTCGTTAATAGATTTGTTGAATACTAATGTAACAAATCTAATACGGAATTCTTCATTGCGTTTCTTAATAATAACAAGTAATTCACCAATTAATTTTTCAAAATTTACAGATGAAAGTTTGTTTAAGATTGTAAATACTTGTGCATATTCAGGATCATCATGTTCTTTAACTTTACGAAGTGAATTCTTAATTACATTCTTTCGCCAATTTTCTTCATCTACAGGAGATGATTTTGAAGATGAGCTTCCATAAAATTTAGGAGGTGGACGCATAGGTCTATATGACATAGGAATAATACGCAATCTTGCAATATTATCCTGAACACCTTGAGGTAATGCCAATTTTTGACAATACCTTACTTCATATACAATTTTTGATGTCAATGACATTGTTTAACACTAATATAGATTATTTAAATCAAAAACGAATCCGTTTCACACTTAAATAGTATTAACAAGGCAAATAACAAATGGAGACAACAAAACTCCAATATTCTTGGATTCTATGGTATCATGACCCTGAATCCAAGGATTATTCTCTTGAATCATATTTGAAAGTTGGGGATGTTTCAACTCCTCAACAATTTTGGAGTATTGTTGATTCAATTTCTAGAGAAGCTTGGGAATCAGGAATGTTCTTCTTTATGCGTCGTGGTTTCAAACCTCTTTGGGATGCACCTGAAAATGAATCTGGTGGTGCATGGTCAAAGAAAATTGAATCTTCAAAAGCATATGATATTTGGATAGATGCTATGGTAAATTGTATTACAGGAGAACTTCTTTCTAATCGTAAAGAAACTTTGGTAGGTATAACTATTTCTCCCAAAGGTCCTTTCTCTATTATTAAAATTTGGAATAATACTACTACTGTTTCTACAATTGATAATTTAAATTCTGAAATGCTTCATCTTAAAGTTGCTTCTGATGTTACTTATACTGCACATAAATCACGTCCTAAATAATATTTAATTTATATCCTCTTGTATTTGTTTGTTTAAATAAATCTTTAACTCTCAAAATATATTTAGTTTTTAATTCTTCAATATCTTTTAATGATGGATTAATAATTTTTTTAACAAAAATAGGTTTTCCTGTATAAGTATTAATAGGTTCTAAAGGATGATTAGAAATATTTTTCCAATTTTGAATAGATATTAAACTTGGAAATGGAAATCTTATTTTAAATAAATAATAATAAATATCATTTATATAATCGAAAAAATCTATATTAGATCTAGGAAATATTTCATTTTCACCATAAGTAATTACAGGTACAATAGGTGTTCCAGTTTCTAGTGCAATTTTAAATATTCCTTTACGACTTTTTACTACAACATCTAATTTCTTTTCTTTAAAAATACCCATTTCTTTTGCTCCACCTAAGGTTATAGAAATAGATTCTTTTTCAATTGTTCTTTTAATACTTGAATAATCAGATGGAATAGCATTCAAATGTTTAATAATATCTTTTACAATAGGAATACAGAAAAAGAATGAATGAACTACACCTTTAGTAGGTTTATATAATGAATTAGTTAATTTATAACCATTATGTATTACTGCAGTTACACCAGACATTCCATGAGGACTCCATATATTTATTGATTTTTTAGGTATAGGATATAAAACATCAATTAAAAATGTTTTTCTAATATTATCTTCAGTTTTTTCAATTGAAGATAAAAATGCATTTCTAAATAATTTATTTGATAATTCTAATACATAATCAATTGCACTTGTAGGTAAAATATAATAAATTATTAGTAAAACAATTGATATTATTAAATTAGTATATAATGATAATAAAGTTAAAAAAGCTAAAGAATAATTCCATGTTATACATGAATATAAAAATGGACTACATATAGCAAAAAATAATATTCCTATACAAATAATTAGTATCATTAAGGTTTTTATAATATTTTATTTTACAAATATTTAACAATGGAAAAAATTTATTATTGGTTAGATTTTATTATAACAAGCTTAAATGAATTTCTAGATAAATATTTTCCTAAATGGGTAAAAATGTATTCTGCTATAGGAATACTACCTTTTTATTTTTCTATTTTATTAACTTATCCTGAAAAATTATCTATATTTACTATTCCATTTGAATTAAGTTTAATGTATCTTCATTATTATTTCTTTCATAGATTATTACATATATTTCCTGATTTTCCATTAAATTTACATACACAAGTTCATCATATTAAATTATATGAAATAAATAGATCATGGGAATTATTAATTGATTTCTTATTTGAAATGTTTTGTTTTTGTGGAATACCATTAATATTACAATATTTATTTAATTGTTGGTTATGTTCTCCAAGTATTATTTTTATGATTACTTTAAGTATGACATTTGGACATATTATAAATTATTCTATATTTGGTTCAAATAAAATTCATCAGACGCATCATAGAAATACAAATTTCCATTATGGACCTGATTTTATGGATCATTTATTTGGAACAAGTTTACATAATCATGAAGATGGAAATATGCATATTACACCTATAATTATGGGAACATGTATAGTATTAATTTCAAAAATAATTTTTAAATGGAAAGATTAACTTGAACAAGGCATTAAACATAATTTAATTTCACCTAGATTAGCTACTACATATTTAATCATTAGAAACCAATCATTTTTCATATGAATATCTAGATTATTACATAAGTTTGTACATTTTGTAAACAAAACTAAATGAGGTAAAGAAAAGTTTCCTGTAACAATATCATCATTAGTTTTTTTCTTAATATTAAATTCATTCTCTGAATCTCCCATAATAGTAGTACGAGTAGCAAAATGTCCTTTACATCCAAATGTTAAAGATGAAGCTACATTTTTAATTTCTACAGTTTTTGCACCTAATAAAGTCATATCTCTACAAATCTTTTGAAAATCCATTGATGGCATAGTAAAATGTGTAGAAAATTCAGTTTCAGGTAATTGAATATCAGGTTCATCTCTATCTAAAAGGTTAAGTTTATAACGAGTTACTTGTTTTTTCTCACCATCTTCAAGAATAATTCCAAGAGAATTTGAATCATTCGAATCAACATAAAAAGTTACAGTATCATCATTTGTAGCAGTACGAACAATACGATACAAATGATCTGTATTAACACCAATAACAAATTTATTTGCTTGATGATTATATGCAAATTTTTCAAATTTATCTGCATGTAATTTCAAATGAACTAATACAGTTCGTGTATTATCCATAGCAATCATACGAATTCCATCTTTATCAAATATCAAACTCATTTCAACCAAAATACATTTTAAAGCTTCCTTTAAAGTTCTAATTGCAGCAGTTTGAACTGTTTTAGCTTCAACTATATAGTCTGGCATTTTTATTTTATAATTTCATTGCGTTTAAAACATATTTTGTCTCATTGTTTTCGAACGTTTTTTAGATACTATACGACCATATTTATTATATTCTAGATCAGTTTTAGTTAATCCACCACTAGTTTTTTCTGCAGTTCCATGCATAACTTGTGCTCTTGAACCACGAACTCTTAAAGTTTTATTTGAAGGCATTTCTTTATTAAATTTAAAGGTAAAGTTTTTTACCCTTTAAATTTAAGTTTTTAAAAGTTAATTAACTAAAAAAATATATAGATAATAAGATTTTTAATTGGAGTACGCTAGACCACCCATACCAGACATTACACGAAGTACGTTGTAGTTTAGAGCGTATACACGTACTTGGGCCGTATTAGAACCTACTACCGTGTTTACTGATACCGTTAGTTGTAGAGTAGCTTTGTCAATACGAGAGAAATTGCACGTGCCTGAAGGTTGGTGTTCTTCCGGGCGTAGAGCAAAGGAGTATACGTTAACACCTTCAGACGGGCAACGCGTGTGGTGTTGGAAAGGTTGTACTTTAGAGAAATAATCACCTTCACGTTCCGTAAAACGATCTTGGCCGTTGAGTTGTAGTTTAGCTACTTCTACAGGGTTCTTGCCTTCGCAACGTACACCAGACGCAAGAATTACTTTGGCGAGTAGGTAGTTCACACCCGCATCGAATTCACCAGTACCAGCTAAATCTTGAGAATCCGCACCATATCTCGCACCAGTCGGGGCAGTACCTTGCGTAGCATTTTGGCCAAGTAGATCGCCAGGACGAGGGAAGACGCCAACACCACCAAGTTGTTGAGTCGCCGTGATATAAGAACCACCAGAAGCACCCGCCACCGCCGACGCCGTTCCTTGAGCTTGAGTTAGTAGAGATGTAATAATACCATCCGTTGAGAAATCATCGGAATAGTTGAAAGGTTGAGCACCACCTACAGATGCTAGCCATGACGCTTGAGAGCAATCAACAAAAGAATCACGCTGTACTACCCATTGTAGTTCCTTTACAGGGTGGTTAAAGTTGAGTTGTACTTTGTTAGATGAAGATGTAATAGATTCAGCACCAGTGTACTGTAGTTGTTCAATTAGGTATTCGTGAGATTGTTGAGCAAAACGACGACGTTCTTCCGTGTCTAGGTATACATAGTCTACGTATAGAGACGCCGCAGCAAGAGATTGTTGAGGAGCAGCTGCAGGTACACCTACAGATGATTCCGAATATTGGCAATTTTGCCACGTCTCGAATGTTACATTCACACGCACTTCATGGTATTGTAGAGCGATTAAAGGAATCGCTACACCAGGATTGCGGCAAAACCAGAATTGGAGAGGTACATATAGAGTTTTGGCAGGCGTACCTTGACGAGGTACGCAAGATACCGTCGTCTCAGAAGCTGAGCACGTACCATCAAGAGCTAGACCATTTTGGCGTTTCATTAGTACTAGATCGTGCGTGTTACCTACAAGAGATTCGAAGGCAGGCATAATACTTTGATCTACGGATAGCTGCGTCCAGATTTGCATCCAATCACCATATTGACGATCAATACGTTGACCACCAATTTCTACTTCTACTTGGTTAATTAGACGGTGACCAATGTAATTGAGCCAACGGAAACCAGAGGGGTTTGTAGAACCAAACGTACCAGATGTCGCCTTTAGATCAATTTGAGGTAGAGTTACTTGTAGGTAAGTCTTGTACATTAGATCCGCATTACGATTGATTACAGCCGTTACACGTTTATTGAAATCAGCTTGGCCATTGAAAGTTACTTCAATGGATTCTACTGCAAAGTTCGTGTGACGTTTATAAAGAACTTTCCAGAAGGTAATTTGAGGATTACCTGAGATATAAATGTCTTGTGCACCATACGATACAAGTTGCATTAAACCACCACCCATTTTGTGTTTATACCTTGAAGCAAGAAAAAATTTTTCGGAGAATTTTGACCTTGACGCATAAATTATTATGAAGTATTATTAATCTTGTAAATTATAGCTTTATTACCTACAATAACTGTAGTATCATATGCTTCACTAACTTGTGTTATTGATGATGGATTACGTATTAATTTAGAAGAATATCCAGTAACATAAATTTTATTATCGAATACATTTTGAATTGCTAATAAAGGATGTATAAAATTTAATGTATTTGGTGTTAAAGTTCCTTTATTTGTTCCTGTAACATTATTAATAAAAAATGATCTTCCTGAGTCTATAGGATTAGTTAATGAAGAATTTGGATATCCTTGAGCATCTAAATCTGTATTTGGTGTTCCATAAATGTTTGTTATTGTAGGTGTTCCTGTACCTAAAATTGGACTAATGCTTAACATTACTTTAGCTGTTCTATCGCATATAAATAATGTATCAGTAGTAGAATTATAATCTACTAATCCAACTGCTCGAGAAAATAATATAGGTCCTAATGAAATATCATAATTAAATTTTCCCCAAAGACTTTGCTCTCGATTTATATTAGGATTGAATTTTTTTAATAATAAATTTAAATCTCCTATAATTTTAGTTAATAAATTTGTATTCATATTAAATATACATATTTGATTATTTATTGTACATATATATTCGTTTGCATTTATAAATATAGATCTTTCATCATCTGTTTGTGTTGGATTAGCAATTGAATTATAGTTTGATGCATTTCTATAATTAAAATTAGTTAGTGGTGTATTACTATCTAAACTAAATGTTTTAGTAGAATAATTAAAACTTCCTGAAAAATTTCCTATAAGTAGATAATTGTTATTTTGTAGAAATCTAATATCCATATAAATTTTATCATTAAATTTATTGAAAGTAATACTACTTATATCAACTGATGAATTATATCCTGAAATACCTGTAGCAAAATCACTTCCTTTAATTTGATAATATATTTTTGTAGAAATATCTACAATATAAAAATATGAAGTTCTAACAATTGTATTTGTATTATCAACTAAAGAATCTGTAACTATTAAATATTTACTTAATGAATCAATAGCTGTAACACTTGAAAATTGTCTTGTTGTATTTGGAATTGTAGGTGGTGGTAAAGTACATATTTTAGTTGTAAATCCAAATTTTCTATCAACAGATAAAACATCATTTAAACCATTTGTTGTATAAATAGTTCCATCATTACCAAATTGTAATAATATAGGTGATATTTTATTAGGTAATTTTCCATCAATATAATCAATTAAATTAGTTGGTATAGTAATAATAATTTCTCCAGTAATAGTTGAAGTTTGACCAACATCTAATGTAATACTTCCAGAAATAAATGTAGTAGTTGTAATAGCTGTTCTAAAATTTGCAAGAACTTCAACTTTATCAGAAAAAGCTACTTCTAAATTTTGTATTGATGATAATTCTTCATTTGATAATGAATTAATATCTAGATTATCTTTATATTTAATATTTACTACTATACTTCCAGATGTAAATGTAAATACAAGATTATCTTTATTAATTGAAGGATAAGATTTCATAAATTCATTAATAAATGATTGTTTTTCTGTATTAGATAAAGTAAAATTTGAATTAGAAATTGTAAATGTTATTGATGGTCCACCACCTAATGAACCTAATGTTATTTTTGTAATATCATTTGCAAATATTGTAAAATCACTTACACGATTATTAACTAATTGTCTTGTTCCTGTATCATCTAAAACATAAATTTTTCCTTTAAATGCTATTAAACTTATAGGTCTGTTAAATGTAGAATTTGAATATGATGAATTAACTTTTGTATATGAAGGCATTTGATTCGTTCCATTATTCCAAACTCCAACTTGTCCTAAACTAGCTAATACTGATGGAGAATAATTAGTATTAGGTCCATTAATAGCTTGACCGTATAAAACAGGAGAAGTTCCAGCTAATGTTCTTACACGATAATTATTTCCAGAAGTTAAATCTACACTTCTAATTCTTTGTGCGTATGTATCACAAACTAATAATCTATTATTTTCAGAATCATATGTAATATCTTGAATGAAAGAAAAGAATGCATTACTTCCTATAGGTGCATCTAAATAAGGTCCATAAACAAGTCCATTACCACTAATCCATGAATTAGGAAAATTTAAGGATGGAGTTACATTATTCCACAAACCTTGATTAGAAGAATTAGAAGCATAATCATACCCAGCAATTGATGTATTTGAATTAATTGTTGTTCCAGCATTATTAAGTACTATTTTTCTAATATTACAATAGAAAAAAACTAAATAACATTCTGTTTCACTTATAAATATAAATTTACTTATTCCTGAAGTATCTGTTATCAAATTGGAAGTAAAATTTGTTGTTTGTGTTGATGTTATTTGTTCTGTTATAAATGGATTAGTTAATTCAATAAATTCATAATTTGAATAATTACTAGCCATATAAGAAGTAAAATATAATCTATTATTAAATTGATTAAATGCATTAGCAGTAACAAATAAATTATTATTTAAAGTCTTTGTAAATACTATTCCATCAGATAATCTAATTACATAAACTTTATTACGTCTAAGTGAAGTATCAAATGCTCCTGTAATTGTTGTATCATAAAGATCACTTGGAATTACTAAGAAAGATGATGTAGAATCAATAAAAATATATCTACATCCATAAGGTTCAGGAAATAAAGCTATTCTTGAAATAGTTCCATTTCTATTAATTCTTACTACATAAGAACCAATAATTGTATACATACAATTATTTTTTGTGTCACCGACTAATGGATTATCTATATTATAATTATTAAATCTTGAATTTATTGTATTTATTAGTCCTATATCTATATTTATTTTAATATTTTCATAATCAATATAAGCATCTATAGACCATGTAAAAGGAATATTTCTATCATTTTTAATTTTTTCAATATCTGAAATACTAACTTGATTTAAAATAGTAATAGTATTTTTAATTAATGCTGAATCATTATCACTAAATCCATTTGCTCCATAAGATGCATCAAATGATATATTTACAAGTAAACTTCCAGATTGAAGTTCTATAGTTAACATTAGAGGATCTACACCAATTAAAGCAGCAAAATCATTTCTAAAATTATTTTTCATATCTTGAGTTATATTTCCAGGTGTTACACCAATAACTCTAAATTGAATATTATAATTATTTCCTGGTATTGTAACTATTGTATTTCCACCAGGTTTAGGTGGAGTTATTTTACATACTATATTGTCACAAACATTAGGAACATATAAATTCCCTGAAGAATCTATTGTTATTACATATGGACAACCAACAGTAGTATAAGTACTTACATTTCTAGAAGTATCAACTTTAAATATTGTGCCACTATCATAACTACAAACATATAAATTCCCTGAAGAATCTATTGTCATTCCAAGTGGACTAAATACACTAGCATAAGTAGTTACATTCCCAGAAGTATTAACTTTAGATACTGTATTATTACCATTATTAGCAACATATAAATTTCCTGAAGAATCTATTGTTATTCCATGTGGATTATTAAATCCACTAGCATAAGTAGTTACATTCCCAGAAGTATTAACTTTAGATACTGTATTATTCCTACTATTAGTAACATATAAATTCCCTAAAGAATCTATTGTTATTCCAAATGGATTATTAAATCCACTAGCATAAGTAGTTACATTCCCAGAAGTATTAACTTTAGATACTGTATTATTACCACTATTAGTAACATATAAATTCCCTAAAGAATCTATTGTTATTCCAAATGGATTATTAAATCCACTAGCATAAGTAGTTACATTCCCAGAAGTATCAACTTTATTTATTCTGTTATTTTGAAGATCACTAATATATAAATTCCCTGAAGAATCTATTGTTATTCCAAATGGATTATTAAGTCCACTAGCATAATTACAATCTACTATAGGTGTAGGATTTTGTAATACTAATTTAACTTTACGAATTCTATAATTAAATCCATCACATACATATAAACTTTGTGTTGTATTATCATATAATATACCCATAACTTTATTAAATTTAGATAATTGTCCATTATTAACATAACCTAATGTAGAACCAGCAATTGTACAAAAATTTCCTGTATTTAAATCTAACATTCTAATTCCCATACCATTTTGACAAATATATATTCGTCCATTAGCATAATCCATTTCAATTCCTGTATTTCCCATAAATGATGAATTATCTTTATCACTATCTACCCATGTAGGTTCACCATTTCCATATATTCTATTAATAGTTCTAGTATTTATATCAAATATAATTAACTGATTACCTCCTTTTGATGTTTGAATAGTTAATAATAAATGATTATCATCATATTCTTTAACATCAATTACTGAACTAAAATTAACATTATTTCCATTAAGATCTTTTACAGTTTCAACTGTAATATTTGTCATATCACTAATATCAACAATTCTTAATAATGATACATATAAATCAGGAACGTAAATTTTAGTTTTAGTTTTATTAAAAATAAGTTTACTTAATGGTCCAAATTGTGGAGGATTATCTGTTGGTGGTTGAATATATTGATATGTAGAATCGCCAATAGTTTTTTCTGTAGCAAAATTATCATCAGTATAATAAATTAAATTTGATTCTGGTTCCGGTTTAGTCCAAAAAAATGTATTATCATCTTTTTGTATACATGCACAAGCCATATTTGGGTAGGCTGAAGTAGATGCATCAGGAAATGTATATAAAGTTGTAATAATTGGAACTTCTTTTTGTGTACTATCATCTATAGTAATAGATATTCTACCTATACGTTTTCTATCATGTAAAATAAATGTATTAGGTGTTACACCTAGAGTTAAATTAGTAGGAAAACATAATTTTTCTGATCCTTGTATATTAGATATTTCTCCAGAAATTGTATCAGGAATTACATTATTAGCATCAAGAATATTATCAGTACCTAAAAAGTCTGAAACATTTACAGTAATATTAGGAAAAGGAATACTAGAAAATATAATTCCTGGACTTCCAGCTCCAGCATAATAATATGTATTAGGACCTAAATTAAAATTGTCTCCTTTATCAAATGGACTACCAGTTATTTCTGTATAAGAAGGAGGTCCCGAAGAAAAACCAAGAGTTTGTGATTCTATTCTTAATTTACCTGCATTACTACCAGATGAAATAACAATTAATTTATAATTTGTACTTCCATTAGTTATAATTGTAGGATAAGTATTAGAAAATGCAAAATATTCACCAGAAGTAAGTTTATTTAATGGAAATGTTTGACTTCCATTAGGACCTTCTGTTGTTGCTAAAAAGTTTATTGTAGCTGGAAGACTATTATTATTATAATAACTTCTTAATGTACTAGATGTAATTGGAATTAATGAAGGTTCAACTTGATTTTTTAAACTTTCATTTAAATTAGTAAAAAAAGTTTGATTTATTTGTCCAGAATTATTAATTTGATTAAATAAACTAGTTATTCGTTCATCTAAAGTAAATAAAGGTTGTGTTTTCTTTGACGATGGTCGACTTGAATTATATTGTTGAGATCCAAATGTATTATTTGGTTTACGACCGTTTTGCTGTAAACCAATTTGATTATTAGATAAAGCCAATGACCTAACTAATTGTGTAATTATACTTGAATCTGGTGTTGGCATTTATTATTTCACTTTAAATTTTATTGTCCAGTAGAACCAAAACCACCAAAATTTCTAGAATCAGGTGCACTAGGTAATTCTTCAAGGGAATTTACAAATACAATTTTCTTCCATGGCAAAAAATTATATTGACATACTTGAAAGAGTCTTCGTCCATAAGGAATTTCATATGAATCTAACATAGGATTAATACAATCTACTCTTGCAATTAATTCACCACGATATCCTGCATCTGCTAAACCAATATTATTAGATTGTCTTAGTGGAGTTAAACTTGTTGATGATCTAACAATAAGAAGATAAGGAACAGGATTTCCTTCAGAATCTAATGCAGCAAAATGCATTCCAGTTTTGATTTCTACACCAATTTTACTGGTAGTGAAATCAAGATTATAATAAGGACTTAGTAAATCTAATCCTGAATCAGTCCATCTACGATTAAAAAAATTACTTTGCATATCTGTACGTAATTTAGAATCAGGAATCCAAATATAAATACTCATTTTATTAATTATACTAATTTTTGCATGAAAGTCTTTATTGGAATAAAAGTTAAAATAATACATATAGCAGCAGAATATTGAGCTAATAAATAATACATTGCTTCTCTAGTATCCATTCTACCTAAAGAATATTGAACAAATACAGCTAAAGGTGAAAAAAATCCATGAGTAATTCCTTTACCTATATAAACCATAGCAAAATAAACTAATCCCATTATTGTAGGATCAGCATCTGTATAAATTTTTGTATATAGAATAGTTAATGTTCCTAAAAAATCAATAAAGTATTTATAATACATTATTTTTTAGGAAAGTAAATGTTTTAAACATACAGACATATATTTATCTGAACTTCCAACATCAATTTGTTCTGAATCAGAAATAAGTTTTTTCGTATAATGTGCCCATGTTCCATTTTTACATTTTAGACAAAGAGCATTCAATTTTTGTATAGTTGATGCATAAGGGATACAATCTAAAATTTCACCAAATTTTTGTTGTTGAGCATCTCCATCTAAACCAACCAAAAGAATATTTTTTTTATATTTTAGAAGAGCTATTTTAATAAAATCAAGAAGACCTTTAAAGAATTGTGCTTCTTCAATAATTATGGAATTTACGGAGAGAAAATCATCTTTGAATTCAAGAGGTTTATTATGATCCCATAGTAAACATGAAACTTCTTCTTTATTATGTGAAACAATTTTAGCGTCTGAAGAATATCTTGTATCAATCATAGGTTTTAAAGCTAGAATTGAATTTCCAATAAATTTCTGACGACGAATAAATGATATAGCATGTGTAGTCTTACCTGAAAACATTGGACCCATAATAATCTCAAGTGACATTTATTAATCTGAATTAAGAATTTCCAAATATTAATTCGTTTTGAAACTTAAATTATAATATTATATTAATTATAATGAATAGTTATTCACAAATAGGTCAAGATTTAGAGGTATTAAAAACCTACAATAATAAAAGGGGAGGTTTTTTTATTGAAATTGGCGCTAGTGATGGGATAAAATTATCAAATACTTATTTATTAGAAAAAAAATATAATTGGAAAGGAATATGTGTTGAACCTATTCCTAGAAGATTTGAAGAGTTATGCAAAAATCGCCCTAATTCATTCTGTTCTAATAATGCAGTGTATAATGAAAGTACTAAACAAGTAATTTTTGATATTGCTAATAGTTTTGATTTATTGTCAGGTATTAGCAATAATATAGATTGTTACAAAACTGCAGTAAATAAGAATAAAACTCAAATTATAGTAACTACAATTTCTTTTAATGATTTATTAGAAAAGTATAATGCACCTTTATTCATTGATTATTTATCATTAGACACAGAAGGTAGTGAATTAGAAATATTAAAATCAGTTAATTTACAAAAATATATATTTGGATTAATTGATGTTGAACACAATTATATAGAACCGAGACGAACACAAATTAGAAATTTACTAACATCAAATGGTTATGTTTTTTTAAGAGAAAACAAATTTGATGATTGTTATAAACACAAATCTATTTAGATTATTACTCAAATACCATACGAGGAACGATATGCATAGCTTCTAATTCTTGTGTCCATAACTTAACAGCATAAGGAATAGTTTTCATTTCAAAATGTGTTTTAATTCCACATGTACCACATTGATAAATATTTTCTACTTGATTTACTACTGCTAAAGTTCCACAAGATTTACAGAATCCTGTTGTAAATGGATCTGAGACATCCATCAATCTCTCTTTCGTAAACATACTAATGCCATGTGAAATCATACAATCACGTTCCATTTCACCTACACGCAAACCACCATCACGACTACGGCCTTCACAAGGTTGACGAGTTAGAGATACAATAGGACCACGAGCACGAGAATGAGTTTTATCTTTAACCATGTGTTTCAATCTCTGGTAGAATGTAGGACCCATAAAGATTTCAGCTTCCATCATTTCTCCAGTTTGTCCATTATATAAAACTTCATTTCCATATGGATGCATACCTAAACTAAGTAATTGTTCACGAATATTATCAACTTTTAAATGTGAATAAGGTGTTCCATCACCCAAAGCTCCTTTTTCACAACATACTTTGCCATACATAGTTTCCATAAGTTGTGCAATAGTCATACGAGAAGGAACAGCATGAGGATTCATTATGAGGTCAGGTCGTACTCCACTAGCAGTAAAAGGCATATCTTCTTCATCTAAAATAATACCACAAGTACCTTTTTGTCCATGTCTCGATGAAAACTTATCACCAATTTCAGGAACACGTTCAGAAACAACACGAACTTTAATAAATGGATAACCATCAGAATTCTTGTCTTGCCATACACCATCTACACGGCATTCTTCTGCATTTTTATGAGTTGTTGAAGAATCACGATAAGTATATCCATTAGGATCAGATTTAATAGAAGTTACTTTTCCAATAACAATATCATTTTCTTTAATAAGAGAATTTAGTACTGGAACACCCGACTCTGTAACACTAGAATAAGATGAAGATTTATATCCTCTTGTATTTTCACGACGAGGTTTTGTGAATTTTTCTTCTTTACCAGAAGCGATATTACGATGTTCTTCGTCTTTATAAATTGTATAATACAAAGTACGAAATAATCCTCGTTTAATAGCAGCTTTATTTAAAATAACTGAATCTTCTTGATTATAACCACCATAAATACCAATAGCTACCATAATATTATCACCTGATGGCATATCTTGAGTTTTCAAAACATTCATCATTCTAGTTTCGACAAATGGACGCATGGGACTACACAAAATATAACCATTTTTATCTAGACGCTTTGCATAATTTCTTGCAAAGATACCCATTGCTTGTTTTCCCATAGCTGATTGATATGTATTACGAGGTGATTGATTATGATCACTGAATGGAATACTACTAGCCATATGACCTAAAATCATAGTAGGATGAATTTCACAATGTGTATGAATTTTAGTAATTTCAGATGGAATCATAGCAACACGAATAGTCTCAGTTTCACATGGATCAACAAATTCAATACATGAACGAACCCATTCATTCCATTCTGTAGAATTAGGTGGTGATATTAAGGAACCTTTTTCTACTCGAAACAAGGGACGAACAAATCTTCCACCGTCAGATTCAATAGTAATATTTTCATGTTGAATATTCCATGTAATTCCTGTGTGAGGATGTAATTTGAAATTCTTTTTTGCTAGTTTTAAATCATTAAATACTTTTAGAGGATTAGAAGTATAAGCTACAATAACACCATTAACAATAATTGAACAATTTTTGAATGATTGACTAATATTTTGAATCCATTCAATATCCATAAAGGATTTCAAAATATCAAGAATTACAAGAGAAGGTGTATGTTGACTAATAGCTGAAAGCATACAAATAGATTTAACAATACCAACTGAATGACCTTCAGGTGTTTCTACAGGACATACATATCCCCATGAACTTCCATGTAATTTACGAGGTGCTAGTAACTTACCTGATTTTTCAACTGGAGTTTGAATTCGTCGTAAATGACTAATTGTTGCAGAATATGATAATCTATTTAAAACTTGAGAAACACCAACTTTAGTTGCATTAGACATTGTAGAAGTTGTTCCAAGACCTTGAACTGTGAAATTACCTGTAGCCAATGCTTGTTTTAGTTTACCTTCAATTGTTGAAACTTTCAAAATTTTATACAAATTGTTTACGTTCAAAATTTCTAGTGGACGTGGAATACCTTTTTTCCAATTATCATTATTAACTTCGTGAACAAATTTACTACGAATATCTTTACATACTTTTTGAAATAGTTGACGAAATAAATGTGTTAGCAAAGATCCAGTACTAACAATACGTTTATTCGGATAAGCATCACGATCATCAATATTTTGATAACCTTGGTCAGTCATAATAAGTTTACGAATCATTAGTGCAGTCAAATAAACTTTACGTGCTTCTAAAGTTCCATGTGGAGATTTATCATTACCAAATTTCACATGAGGTAAATATTCTGAATCAAGAAGAGATTTTACATATCCTTTTTTATCTTCTGATGTAGTACCATATTGCATATGATGAACTAGATAATTAATTGCATCATCTCGAGTATAAATACCAATATCAGCAGATTCTTTGAATGAAGCAGCAAGTAAATTAACAATTTTTTCATCAGTATCTTTAGACCAAATTAAGTTTACAATATCTTCATCACATTCCATACCAAGAGCACGGAACATAACAATTAAAGGAATATCTTCACGAAATCGAGGAACACATATAGTTAAAGGATAACCAAATCCATTAAATTTTGCACTCATACGAATTTCAAGTTTTTTAGGTGGAGTTGTAAATGATTCATGCAAAGATTTCATTTCAGCAGAATAAGTATATTTAGCACCATTTTTCTTATTATGGAAAATCATAATACGATTATCAGCAACTTTTTCTTGTGATAAAATAGTTCTTTCAGATCCATGAATAATAAAGTATCCAAATGGATCATATTGACATTCACCAATTTCTTCTTTTGTCATAGGATAATCTTTCATAATACATAGAGATGATCCAAGCATAACAGGAATTTTACCTAATGAAACACCTTCGAATACTTTTACATGTTCATCATATTCTACAAATGAAGGTGAATGATATACACGAGCAGTAAATTTTACATCTACAAACATTTGTGCGGAATATGTAAAATTACGAACACGAGCATCTTGAGGAAACATAGGTTTGATTCTTCCAGACGCTTCTTGAATTCTAGGTTTCATATAACTTACATTATCAAATGTTAGACGAAGTTCATATTTATATTTTTTAGTTTCAGGGTCTTGTTCATGCCAAACAACAATTGGCGCGGTCGAAATAATAATAAGAGGAATTTTATTCCGAATAAAGTCTTCAAATGATTCAAGTTGATGTTCTACAAGTTTAGATACACCATCTTTTTGGAAATATGTTGAAATCGCCTCCCAGTCCATTGGTATTAATATTAAAAGTTTAATCCGTAAATCTATTGTATTCGTTTTTAATAATAGAAAGATGATTAAAATTACAAAAGCTCCTGAACAATCTAAAAATGAAGTTTCAATTTTAACAAAGAAAACACCTAAAAATACTAAAACATATCCAAAGTCAAGTCTAAAAACACAAAAAATTATTCCTGTAAAAGATCCTGCAAAAGCTCCTCCTCGTAAAAGAGGTTCCCGTAAATTTACGATGAGACTTAATTTAAAAACTAAGAAAGTTAAAGATTTAAAACCTGAAGAAGTTGATGAAAAAATTAAAGAACTTAAAATGAAAAATATTCCTCAAGATCTTAAAAAGGATGTTGTGGAGAACGCTATAGTTGCTGGTTTTGTTTCTTCTTCTTAATATTAAGATGACTAGATATTGGGGTCCGTTAGGATGGATGACATTACATTCAATATCATTAAATTATCCTGATATTCCTGCTATTGCAGATAAACAAATTTTATCTAGATTTATGGATAATTTTAGTGAATCAATTACATGTCCATATTGTCAATCCCATTTTAAAACAATATTTCAAACATATAAAAGTCTATTTCCTAACTGGAATGCAAGTAAATATGATTTATTTGTTTTTATTGCAAGAGCACATAATACAGTAAATAAAAGATTAGATAAACCTTTGATTAGAACAGTTGCTGAATGTCTTGAAAAGATAAAAACAAACAGTGTTCATACAACATTATCAGGATTTCGTCAATCATATATAAATTATTTAATAGGTAATTGGTCTCGAGAATTAAGTGGTGAAGGAAGAATTAGAATAGGTCAATCAAGAGAATTACAAAAAATTAATAATGAATATTGGTCATTAAGAGAAGTAAATATTAATTCTATAGAATTTCCTGAAACTGATGTTTTATTTAATATTGAACAAAGATCTTTTTTACCTTCTGCATCTAATGGATTACCTTCAATATATAAAGGTTCTGTGCCAAATGTAGGTTTTAGATTTTCAGGGGGCAGATTGAGGTTAGGGAATGTGTAGGATTCCATGGTAAAGAAATTCTAGGTTTCATTTCCCAATCAAATTTTTTCATCCATGGATTTCTTGTATCTGTATAAGTTTCATCAGGAAATTTAACTAATTTTTTTGCCTTTCTTAAAGAAGTCTTAGGCAAAATAAATTGTAGTTGATTTACTATTTTAAAATTTAAAGGTTTTCTATCTAAAGTTAATGATTGAGGAAATTTAACAATATCCATAATTAAAGGAGCATCAGAATAAGGATAATACCAATCCCAATTTGGTGGTGAACTTTTAGTAAAATATTCTAAAGTCCAACTAAATGTTTTCCAATATGCTTCAACTACTTTTTCAGGATTTATTACACCATCTAAAATATGTAAATAATATTTTTTATTAAAAAGATTCTCTTTTCCAAGAACATATTTTTCTTCAGGTCTTCTACGTGATAAAATTCTTTCTTTTAAAATTTTTTGTTCTTCCAAGGCAACATAATTTAAAAAAACTTTTCTTCCTTCAATTGTTAAAAGATTAGGTTTTTTAGATTTTTCATAAAATTGTAATGCACGATTATAACCATCTTCTCTTAATGAAAATATACCTAGACTAGGCATAAAATCATTACCAAAACACATTATTGATAAAGCAATATATTGATAAATATCTATAGGTAATTGTAAAAATAATTTCCAAATATCCATAATAGCAAATTCATCTTTTTCACCCATTTCAGAGCTTTCTCTTAGAAGAAACATACCATTTCGTGATGATAATTTATGATGTTGAAGACAAATTAAAATTAAATCAGCATCCAACCCATAAATAGTTATAGATTTATTTTTTTGTTGAAGAAATTGAATAATTTTATGTTCACCTTCACCTGGTTCTTGAGTTCCAGAAATAATAATTTGAGGAAATCTTGATTTCATTGCTTCTTCTAATTCGAGCATATAAGGTGTCCCTGGAGATATTTGATTTCTATCAAAATTTCCAGAAACTTCTTTTTGACACATACGGCGATATCTTTGTTGAACTATTTTAGCATATGGAACTAAACCATCAAATGCTACATAAATAATTTTTGCTTGACAATAATCATTCAAAATCATTTCAAAGGCTTTTAAGATTGATTCAATTGGATTATTTTCATCTAAGTATCTATGAATTAAACAATTAAAATCAAAACATAAAATATCAGTTTGATGTTTTCCTTTTAAAGATCTTACTATTCCACTATGTGTTTTAATTAAACTAGCAAAATAAAAAGGTATACCCATTACATATGTTAAGTTTGTAATATGAAAACTCTTAGTATAAAAATAAAATGGACTGGTTATGGATTGGATTATGTGCTTTAGCTATAATAATGTTTATTGCGACAAATTATTCTAAAATAAAAGTTTCTGATGGAAAAGGATGTTCATCATGTCCTTCAAAAAACAAAACTCTCGAATTATAAATAGGTTATTATATTACAAAAAATGGTTTTAGTGAATAAAGAAAAAGTTTATATAAATATAAATGGATATTGTAAGTTTTCTTTTATCTGCAGTATTATTTTATGCGTTTGTTCCTGGTGTTTTACTAAGACTTCCTGCTAAATCATCATTTAGAACTTCTTTAATTGTTCATTCTCTATTATTTGCAGGGGCGTCATCATTAGTAATGTGGTATTATTGGACAAAAATTCGTGAACGATTTGGAAATCATGGTGCTGGATGTCCTGTAAGTCATGTACCTACTAATGCTAATGTTGATAATTGTGTTCCTAATTGTCCTCCTGGTGGATGTGAAAGAGGAAAGGTTTACGGAGTAAATCCTACACCTAAGTAATGGATGAACATTTAGCTACACTAATAGCAGGTTGTGTAATATTCATATTAATTGCTATAGGTTGTTTTTGGGGAGTTTATATCTATAAAACCCAAGGTTCATATTCTGAAGAAGAATTATTGGAGTTACATTAATAATGGGAAGTACAACATCTCAACCTTCAGTGGCAGTGCAACCACCATTACCACCAAAAGTAGATTCTGAACTTCCTAAACCCAAAAATGATTTTAATATGTATTCAAAATTAAATTCAATAAATCAAATAGTAATATATGCTGTTTATGGACTTAAACAAGAACCTTTAATTATTTCAAAAAATATAGATGAAATAATTGATCAATATAAATGTTATATAGAAATTACAGTTAAACAAAATCCATTAGTATTATATATTGAACTTTTTCAATGTGATTTAAAAGATTCTAAAGGATTAGGTAAAATTCTATTTTGTAGAATCATACAACGTTTATATAATATGATAGGTAAACCTAAAGATAGACATTTTTTTCATAAATTAGATATGTTAGATGAGAATACACCAGTAATGTTAACAGCAGTTGCTGCTGTAAGTCAAAAACCAAAGGATACACTATTATTAGATCAAATAAAGTTAGAAGATTATTATATTGAAACATATGGATTTAAACATTCAGACAAAGATCGTAAAGGTAAGGTGCGTAGAATTTATTTTCAATCTGAAGATAAAGTTGATGAGCAAATAAATACTATTATGCATACTACACTTGGAACTATTTATAAAAAATGTTATACAGGAGGTGGAAAAAGAAAACGAACACTTAAAAAAAATCTCTTAGATAAAATATAAAAAATGTGGATGTATCTTTTAGTTACTGCGTTAACTTTCTATCTTCTAGTTCCTGGCGTCGTCCTCACTCTACCTTCTGGTGGTTCTCAACAAACTGTTCTCCTAGTACATTCTGTAGTATTTGCAGTAGTTCATTTAATGACACACAAATATCTTTTCCGTCGTTAAAAATGAATTTATTGTTTAAGTAATTTATTAATATGAATGAATTTAACAACATCTTTAAGAGGAATAGCAAATGCTACATCCTCTCAAGGAACTGAATCAATAATTATTGGTTCAATACTAGGCTCTATACTTTTATTAATTTGTTGTTGGTGTATATTATGTTCTTTTAAGAAAGCATGTTAAATGAAAAACGGATTATATATAATTAAATATTCTTTAAGATAAGATGAGCAGCAATCCCAATACTGTTAACAACGTGCTAAGGAGTGTATCAAATTATCATACTGGTAGTGGTGGAACGTTTTGGTGTCCTAAAGGTTCAATTCCCGATCTTGGTTTCACTCTTCCTAATGGTGTAAATCCTGCTATGAGCAAGGCAGTAGAAGAACAACGAAAACCTAAACACAAAGATGATTGCAGAGTTCGCCAATGGAATTAACTAAAATTTAAAAACGAATCAATCAAATCTTATTTTTTAATGTTACAGCTACTAACATGCAATCACAAGTTTCATATTCCGAAATTCAAGTAAACGGCAATTATAAATTAAATAATAAGGAAATTATTATTAAAGATAAACATCTTGCTATGATTACTTCTTCTTCAAATGAAACTTCAAGACATGAAGAGCGTATTATTTATTATTATGTAGATGATACAAAAACACATATTTCTACACCATTTAAAGATTTAGAAATTACTTATTAAACACTCTGAATAAATTCCCATCTTAAATAATCACATATTTTTTTCCATATTTGGTCATGAGCAATTAATCTATCACGAGATTTAAGAAGAGGAAAATATACCTTGTATTCATCTAATTCAAGTAATTCGAAAAATTTGAAAAGTATATAAGAATAAGATAGAAAATTAGTACGCTCATCGGGACAATATAATAAGAACGGTGCTTGTATTTCTTGAAACATAGTTCTAATCTTTTCTTCAATAGCAGGTGTGATTGTTGGGGGTGGATTTCCATTAAGTCTTGATAAGATATGGGCGGCATGTTCGTAATACTTAGATCTATTCAGCTTCTTTAAAATCTCTCTTATATCTTTTTCACATAATTCTGCAATATTAATAATTCTACGTTTTTTAACTTCCATAATAACTTCATTCATAATATCATCAGGAATTAAAGTAGATTCTTTAGCTTGGAATTGATTTAGAATTTCATTTAAGTGATTAATTTTTTTATAAGCATAATTATTTCTTTCTTTTGGAGTATCTCTAAAACTAGGATAATCACTAACAACAAGCATATTTTCTTCTGAACCACATGTAGGACAAACTAAAATACCTTCTTCAGATAATTCTTCTCTTGCAATATTACATCTATCACAATGTTCTGTAGTCAAGGATTTTTGTTCAGGTTCATTAGAAGAATTTAATTTAAGTCTTGTTGTAAATTCATCAAGTAATTGTTTTTTAGATATTTGAGGTTCTGCATTAAAATTTTGTGGATTTAAGAATTTCACAAAAGTATTTTGATCAGCAGGAGTAATTAATAAATTTTGTTGTTTTTCTGATGAATCATAATATTTTAAAAATACATCAGCATTTTGAGTATAATAATCAACTAAAGGATTTTTAGTATCTAATAATTTTTTTATAGATTTTAATTCTTCTTGTAGTTTTGTAGTATTAATAATTTCTTCACTTGTAGATGAAATTCTTTCAAGTTCATCTTCAATTTCTTTTTGTTTTTTTAAAAGTTCTTCTTCGGATAAAGTATTATTTAAAGAAGAAACCATATTTCTATGTATTGAATCAAGAGTTCCTGAAACTATATCATTTGATTTATTTCGAGGAGTTTCACGAGATTTTTTTAATCTAAAAATATTAGAATCCATTTTTTGTTAGTTCTTCCTTAAAACTATTAAAATCCCTAATAATCCTAATATAACAAAAAAAGGTAATTCAGAATGAGATTTATTTGTAAAAGATTCTTTACCTGCACATATAGAAGGATCAACTTTTGTACATAATGATGTACTAAAATCAGGACTTAAATCAGTATTTAAAAAATAACTTTTTGATCCATCAGAAGTTTCACATGTATAACATTCACATGAAGGTGTACCATCAGATATAAGAGAATTAAATAAATAAAGAGGATTTAATCCATCAATATCTTCTAAAATACCAGGAATTAATCCTGATGAAACATTATTCACATAATTATATCTTGGTTGAACCGAACCATCAGGAGCATTACATGTTCCACCTGTATTAACAAAAAATTGATTACCTAACGCATCTCCACCAACTAATTCATCTGCATATCTTACTATAGCAGATGAATTTGAACCTAATTGACTAAAAGTTCCATTTGAACCAACACCTAAACTATCAGGTGTTGGAATATGATCAGAATAACTATATGAAGGACCAATTATATTAGTTTCTAAATTTGAAGATTTATTACTTATATCATTCCATAATGAATTTTTTGAAAGATCTCCCATTATTATTTACTTCTATGTTTTTCTATATATTCAACAACTTGTTTTCTATATTGTTTATTCATAAATACACAAGGACGAGTTATAAGCATAGTTTTAATTGTTGATTCCATATTATAATCAAATTTTAAACATACATATACTAAAGAAAGAAATGCACTACGATTCATACCTAAATGACAATGAACAAATATTGTTCCTTTTCCTTCATTCATAAATGTATTCATATAATATTCAAATAATTTATACCAATCAGTAATATTTGATTCTTCATCATCATAAGCGTTTATGCAAATATAATTATATGGAAAATTAGTTCTAAACCATATAGGTGAAAATTCATCAAATGAACAATTTACAACATATTGAATATCATACTTTTCCATATTTTCAACAGTTAATTGATCTCCTGCTCCAACTATAATTCTTGGATGAATTTTTACTATGGGATTATTACTAGTTGATAAATATCTATATTCATCCCATAAAATTGAATTCATATTCTATTAATGAAAAACGAATTCTTTATCCGTTTTTAAACTTATATTATGGAGCGTAAAGATTTTCACAATACTCAACTACATTGGGCAACAATTCGACGGCGTGGTAAGGTAATCGCAACTGCTCGTAATACTATCGGTACGCGTGATCGTGGATGTGGGTGGTCGGATTACTCTTTACATGCTGAACGTGCAGTTGTGAAACTTCTAGGAGATCTTTCACAACTACATGGATGTACATTAGAAGTAGTTCGAGTTAACAGACAAGGTGAATATCGTAATTCAAAACCTTGTGCTGATTGTGAAAAGTTCCTTATAAAATGTATGAAAACTTGGGGACTTTTGAAAGTTGTTTATTCAACTGAAGAATCAAAACAAGGCACTCCCGAGTGTTCCAATTATATACGCTAAAAATACAGCAACACCACCTAAAATAGCTGCACCCATATAAGTAGGTGATCCTGATGAATTAAATGTATTTGGAATATATTGTAAAATTAGAGAACGAGGTGTAGAAAGAGAAACTAAAATTGTAGCAAGAAAAAAACCTAAATAAACCATGAAATTTTTTACTGCCATTTTAGCTGTATAAAACATATGAGAATTACTTTGTAATGTTGCAGCAGGTTTATGATTATTTACAACAGGAGCAATAAAAGGATCTCCTCCGCCTGTAACCATAGGTGCAAATGAAGGAGATTGAACAGGAGCATTTCCAAGAAGTTCACTTAAATCAGTTGCACCATCCATCTTTATTTATCTTATAGTATTTAACATTGAACATCTTCCGCAATATATTTAAAACATTTATTATCAACTTTAACTATTTGCTTTTGAAGTTCTGTTAAAGGCATAGCTAAAGTATTTTTTGTTACATAAGGTTTATGAAATAACATAACTACTATGCCCATACCTATTAAAAATGAAAAAAAAGGTATATTTTTTTGATCTTTAAGAACTTGAATAATTTTTACAAGTATCATTTGTTTTCAGATGCGACTAAATTAAGTGAGGTTGCATCTTTTGTACATGAAACTTCTTCTGTTCTAAATTTAACACATCCTTTTCCTGTAAAATAAGTATCTTTATCATCAGGTGTAGGTAAATGAAGATCTTTACGTGCAGGAGGTACAAATACAGAAACAATTAGAAATCCTGTAAGAACACCTACAAAAACCCACTTTACTGATAACATTATTTAATTAATATTATTTAATTATTGCCACCATCAATGAAACATATATAAATGTTTCCTAATTGACCTGAATCTATAAAATTTATAGGTATTTCTGAATTTATACCACCATTTAATAGTGGATTAGAATAACAAAAAGAAGGATTTATACGACATATACCATTAAAATTAGGTAATCCACCATCCATAAATAGTGAAGGTACTGAATTATATAGTCCGCCTTGTAAATTAGAATTACTGTAACATATAGTAGAATTTATACGACATAATTCATTAAGGTTAGGTAATCCACCATCCATAAATAGTGAAGGTACTGAATTATATAGTCCACCTTGTAAATTAGAATTACTGTAACATATAGTAGGATTTATATTACAAATACCATTAAAGTTAGGTAATCCACCATCCATAAATAGTGAAGGTACTGAATTATATAATCCGCCTTGTAAAATAGAATTACTGTAACATATAGTAGGATTTATATTACAAATACTATTAAGGTTAGGTATTCCACCATTCATAAATAATGAAGGTATTGAATTATATAATCCGCCTTGTAAAATAGATAAAGAATAACATTCAGGTCCCGGAGGTATATAACTACAACATTTAACTTGAATAAATTTTATTCGAGTATAATTTGGACTACAACCAATAGCAGAAACAAGTTTATTTAATGATCCTTGTCTATTAGTTATTTGAACTTTTTTATTCTGTGATTCTGCAATCACTTTTAATCTTGCTGTATATCTTGCTGAACTCATTTATTTTGGAGCAGGAATAGATATTTTAGATCTCTTTTTAATTTTAGGTATATAATTATCTTCTTTATATTGCTCTGATTTAAAATCATTAAAAAGTTCCCTCGCTTCCTTTAATGGAATATCCTTGTATACCATCTGCAACTTCAATTTGAGGAGTCTGTCCATAATTTATTAAGGGAACATTTTTTACAGCATTATTCCATGTTTTTGGTTCAAATGGGATTTTTTTCAGTTCTTCTTTTGGAGTTTCTTGTTTTTTTGACCATAAGAAATATCCAAATGATCCAATAACTAAAATAAATATAATTATATTAAACCATTGTGAAAAAACAGATTGAGCAAAATGTTTTGCACCTAAAAGATTATTTTCTATTTTTGATACGTTATCTTGAATTAAATGAAACATCTTAATAAAGAATAAGAAAATAGGATGTCGTCTTCTAACTCATTGGTCTATGGATTATCTATTGTAACAGCTGCTCTTATTGGTTATGTTTCAATGTATGTTGCTAATAATATTTTTCCTATAACAGGTGGAACTGTTTCTCAGCCTGAACCTCAGCCTGAACCTCAATCTGAACCTCAGCCTGAACCTGAACCTCAGCCTGAACCTCAATCTGAACCTCAATCTGAACCTAAACCTGAACTTTCTGTGGGTGGTACAAAAATAGAGTCTATTCCAGAAGAATCTGAAACTGAATCTCTAGAAAGTCCTGAAATTACAACTACAGCAAATACTTGGATAAATCCTCAATCTGGTGGTAGTTTTAGTTTTCCTACTCCTTTAAATAATACTACTCCTATTGCTTATAATCAACCTTTAAATAATGGATTAACTTACCATTTCTAAACATTCCTTTTCTTCAAATTTTAATTCTTTAAGTAATTTTTCAATATATGAATTTATAGAATTATGTTTACATATAAATACATCTTTTGTTCGTGTTGCGAATAAAAGACGTATACATTCATATTGTTCTGTAGATTTTAATTTACTAAAACATATATGTATTGGAATATCTTTATAAATTAAATGTTCTCTAATAATATCCATTATTAAATAGAGGTGAGTTTCTGTGAATATGGATTTTGATTAAAAGCACTTAAAATAGAAGGTTCATTACGTTGGACATTAACATCTTGTTGTAAAGGTTCATTATATCTATAAGAACCTAAATGTTGAGAACTCTTACTTGTAGCTACCATACCTGAATTAAATCTTGTAGCGTCAGATAAAACATCTTCATCTTTCTTTGTTTGTGTAGAATACATGTCAGCACCAACTGACATTGATGAACCTTGAGGATTTCCAGGATTTGGTCTTCCTTCAGCTGTTAATTTCATAAATTCTTGAAAAGGTTCTGTAAATGCTCTTACATAAGATTCCATTACACCAGCATTAGCGTTACCAGATCCCATATAATTAACAGATGTAGTTTCACGTGCTTGTGATTTCATAGGTTGTTCAGCATATAATTTAGGAGCAGTTTGGGCACCAACTGCAGTATTTGCTCTATCCATACCTAATAAAGCAAATTTATCAGGTCTATTTTTCTTTACATCTGCTTGAATACCAGGAACTGTTACATTATTAGCACCTCTTATCATAGGAGGTTCATATGTTAGTTTAGGTTTAGTAACAACTCTTAATTCATCTGTAGTTCTAGGAAGAGCATATTCACGCATAGTATCTTGTTGAAATCCACCTTTAGGAATATTTGTATAACCATCATTTGTACCAGGACCAACTTGAACTTGATCTACAGGAAAAACATTTTTCATATTCTGTCCTGAAACCATACGTGATTGCATAAAATCACTTTCAACTTGATTACCAAAAGGTTGTCCTACACCAGGTTTAGCATCAAAAAATGATCTTACTTCAGATTTTTGGAAATATTCTTTACCTGCACCTGTATGCATATCTAGAACATGATTTGTTGCCCCTGAATACATAGATTGAGTTTGATTTGCTCCAAAAAATGGAACTTCATTTGAATGACCTTTCGATTCTTGTGTATGAACAATTTGATCTATATGTTCATCTGTAGGACGAGGATGTAATTCTTGATTTACAAAGTTTTCTCTAGGCACATCTTCGTCATTTTTAGCAACTAAATATCCAACTGCTCCCAGTCCAAGTAATAAAGCAAGTTCTATCATCTTTGTTATTACTTTTCCTTTTTAATTCTTGCCGAAACAGGCGGATTAGGAAAAAATGCTACTTTTGAAGGTTTATGAAATAACCAATTTAGTTTACGATGTGTTTGATCTATTTCACCTGAAGGTTTAGGTTGTATTACTGGAGCAAATGGAAGTTCATTCTCTCCAGGAATATAAACTTTACGATTTATAGGACTATCTAAGCTATAATTGTTCATTTACTTATTTCCCTTTTTTAATTTCTGTAGGAACGCCATGTGATTGTAAATTCCATTCAGACCATCCATCTCTATTAAAAGGTGATACTGTCATCCTCTTTATCATAGATTTAAATTTATTTACCATCTTTTGAAATTCACCTGAGTCAGTTCCAGGTAAAGGTAAAGGTAATTTAATATTTGTATTTGAAGGTTTTACACCAAAACAATTTACTCCAAATTTAGTTGATGGATCAAAATATCCACCATTTACACCAGGACGACCACAACCTGTTCTTTGAGATTCATTTGCTTCCATTTGTAAAGCTTGCCATGTAGCATCTTGTGTAGGAAATAAGGCCATTGCACCTTGAGACCATCCATATCCACACCATTCGGCACCAGTAGAATAAGCAGTTTGAATTTGATCATAAGTAGCTAGTTCTGAATCATATGCTGCACATACGGCAGCAGCTTCATCATATGTATAATCATTACCACTTACATAAAACACTTCAGGTTTTTGAATATTTTTTGCTGTCATAATAGGAACAGATGGGGCAGGGGCAGGAGCTTTTTCAAAGAATCCTATATCAAGACCACCATCTTTGATATCAACTTTTAAATATCCTAATTTTAGAAGAACTTGATAAAGAATATATCCTAAAACACCTACTACTAATACACTAACAAGACTTCCAGTTGAAATAAAAACAAATAAACCTAAAATAACAACACCAACTATTCCTACTAAAAGCACAGTTCCAGATTCTATCATTCTTCCTTGTTAATTTTCTAGGCGATAATAAATTAAGAGTCTCATATTCGAACTTATAGGAAATTGTTTAGGACCATGTTCTGTAATTCTTGTATCATCTAATGTAAACCAAGATGATCCTGGAGGAGGATTTCGACCATAAGACCACCAATGTCCACCATTCCAACAAGTTACTCCTATTAAAGCATATTCTTTTTTATTTAAACTTAGAATACTAGGATATTCAATACTACCTTGAATAGAATCTTTATGAAATAACATTATTTTTGGGAATGTTCCAATAAGTTGTTGTTTTTCACATCCTTTATTAGAACATTTTTCACATTTCCATTCATCTAAAATAAGAGGTTTAACAATTTCACCAATACATTGAGTTAATGAAAGATTTGTACTTTGAGCTTCAATTTCAAATTCAATAACAGAATCTTCTTTTAAATTATTATAATCACAATTTTTACATTTTATTGAATGAGCTACTTTAAATCTACATAAATTATCAAGAAAAGGTATTTTATCACATAAAAAAGTGAAAAGTTCATGTGAATCACCTGTTCCTCTTCCTGCAGGCATATCAGATACATCTTTTTGGGATACTCGAATAGCTTCAAATAATTCTTTTAATCCTACTGAACCTTTAGAATTCCAAAGTTGATAAAGACATTGATCAAATACATTATCTTTATCAAATTCATTATTAGAATATCTTTGTTGTAATTCAGGTATTCTAAAAATTAATTGGAGACATGCATTAATCCAACAACTTCCACCGAAATTATTTAGAGGGAACATCTTTATTGTTGAAACTTAGAGAAATCTGTTAAAAAGGGTTGTGGAGGTCCTTCTGTAGGAAATGCTTTTTTTAAATCAGGATTAAATTGATAAGTTTCATCAGATGTATCATCAGATTGGTGTTTATTATTATTAGATCTTGATTTACCTTTAGAATGTTTTGATCCAGGTGGACCTTGATATTCAGGACCATAAATATCAGGATATACACTTGATACTGAATCTCCTCCATTTTTATTAGTTTTAGGAGGAGCAGGTTCAACTTTAGATGCTTTTGGACCCATTATAGGTGCTTCGGAAGCATAAGGTTTAGAAGGTTTTTTAGTTCCTTCTGATCCAAATGTCTTTAGAGTTGAAACCAAATCTGCATTTGTCATATGTTCTTGAGAAGTCCAAACTAAAAGAATTACTAATACTACTAAAATAAGTTTCCACATATTTTATAAGATGTTAAGACGATATATTCCAGGAAAAGGATATGTCAATTTAGGTGTTAAAGACAATAAAGCAAAAATTATAGAAAGTTATTCAACTATAAAAGGTATTTGTAATTTAGGTTCGTTTAGTTGGAACTCAAAAAAAATATGTTGCGAACTTTCAATTCCTATTCCTCAATGTTATTCTTTACCTGTTTTACAAGGCGGATTATATAATTCAGTACCTTCACTATTTATGGATGGTGGATTACCTAACCTTAATAGTATTTGTAATATAAATCCTACTATATGCTACAGTAATTCTATTTTACAAGGTGGACTATATAATTCAGTACCTTCACTATTTATGGATGGTGGGTTACCTAACTTTAATGGTATTTGTAATATAAATCCTACTATATGCTACAGTAATTCTATTTTACAAGGTGGACTATATAATTCAGTACCTTCACTATTTATGGATGG